GTTACCAGAATTCGGGAAAGAAAAAGCTGTAGCTGATTAAACGCGCTACAAGCTGCGCAAACTTTAAGGGGTATTGTGCTATACAGTACCCGCTTTTAACTTAACCTAGCACCTGCAAACAGGTGGCAAATATGGATATTATTACTTGTAAAGCTGCAAAAGCTAAAGGTCTGAAACATTACTTTACTGGTCGTCCATGTAAATATGGTCACGTCGACGTTCGGTATGTGACAGGTGGTTGTGCAACATGCCAGCGCGAGCATACCAAAAAGTGTTATGCTAAGCATTCGCAACAGAAAAATAAACAAACCTGTGAATGGCGCGAAGCGAATAGAGATGGTGCGCGGGCAATACAGAGAGCGTACTATGCACGAAACAGTAATAAGATTAGGGCAGAACAAACTTTAATCAGAGCAAAAAGATTACAGCGTGTGCCTCCTTGGTGTGAAAAGGATATTATCCTACAATTCTATCTTTTATGTCCGGAAGGAATGCAAGTTGACCATGAGCTTCCGCTGCAAGGTGAGTTTGTTTCTGGCTTACATGTATTAGATAATTTACAGTATTTGACAGAAGGTGATAATAAAGCTAAACGTCATTTTGTTGACTTAGAGGAATACAATAAATGCATCTCTATCTAGCAGCCGTTTGGACAAACGGTTATCATAAAACCCAGAATCGCTACGTGAAACTTACAGACAATGAACAACAAATTATTGATCGCATACCGCACGAGCTTGATTCGTATCACTACATTAACTCACAGCGGTTTGTCGATACAATGCGGGATCAAAAAGCGACTGTCTTCTTGGATTCAGGGGCTTTCTCTGCGCACTCACTTGGTGTTAGTATTAATATTGATGAGTATTGCTCTTACATTATTCGAAATCGAGATATATTACGTGTTGAAGATGGAGCGGTAATGGCGTCTGTGCTAGACGGTATTGGCGATCCCTTAAAAACTTGGCAAAATCAGCTTTACATGGAGTCGCAAGGGGCAAAACCCCTGCCCTGCTTTCACTTTGGAGAAGACCCTCGCTACCTAGATTGGTACGTAGAGCGGTACGACTATATAACTATCGGAGGTCTGGTAGGCAAGAATCAGAAAGACCAAGAAGTGTGGTTAGACCGCATGTGGGAAAAACATATGCTTGACCACACTGGCAAAGCGAAGCTCAAAGTTCACGCATTCGGCATGACAGCTCCTTCGCTAATGAAACGTTATCCTTGGTATAGTGTCGACTCATCTTCATGGATTCAAGCTGCAGCGTTCGGAAGTATCTTTACTAGTGAGCATGGCCCGTTAGCAGTAAGTAAGGACTCGCCTGCTCGGCATGATGCGGGAAGGCATCTATCTACCTTAACCGATATTGAACGTGCAAGCGTAGAAGCAATGCTCGACAAAAAAGGTTTTAATTTTGAGCGTCTATCCACAGTATACGAATCGCGTGCATGCTATAATACGCTTGGTTACATGGAATTAAACGAAATTATAAATAGACATATTGCTGAGTGTGACGGTATTCTTGAAGTACACAAAGCACAACAACTATTCTAACGGAGACAACCTTGCAAGCACGAATTCACAACAAGAACAAAAAAGTACAAGAGCAGCATAGCTTACGCAATTGGACTTGTGATAAAGAAGAACAAAAAAGAAAATTGCAGAAGATGTTCTCTCCAAAAGACCTTGAGGAAGCAATAACCAAATTTAAGGAGTCAAAATGACATTTTACTACTATGAATCCCATATTACAATCGAACCTATTTTTGATGAAAAATTAGAAGAAGCGAAACAAATCGCGGAAAAGTATGGTTTTAAAGTAGCAAGTCTTTTGATGCAAAAACGTAAAGAGGATACAGAACAAAGAAGCAAGTACGATACGTTCATGACTGCGCACGGTCATAGTTTATTGGAAATGGAAGCTTCGATCCGAAATGTTGTACGCGAATTATTGTCGCACGGTTTTAAGATTTATCGGTATAAGATCGAAGATGTTGTAATGGATAGTCGCAATGAAGATGTTTTAAAATTATTGGAGGCGTAATGAAATATGTTGTGATAGAAGTAATAATGCGCAGCGGTGTAGAGATGGAAATCCCGATCATCTTTCCAGACTTATTGGTACATTCCGAGGTCGCTGACATGCTACAGCTAAAACTGTCGCAACAATTCAAAGATGCGGATATCAAACCAATCTCTGCAGGCTTCTTGTCTTCTCTTTCTATTGATTCTGGATGCTGTCATGGTGAGTCCGAATCACTTGGATTAAAAAGTCGGGGAATGAAAGATTCAGCATTAGTAACAGGGTGTGACTATGGGAGTATGTATGCTTAAGTCTCTTAAGTTTGTCCAAGGTAGCGTAGCAAAGAAAGACTTCTTGCCTGCTCTTACACATTTTGTAATCGAGCACGGTACAGTGCGCGGGTTTAATGGGACAATGGCACTTTGCTCACCTATCCCATTCGATATCGCTTGCAAACCCAAAGCAGATACTCTCATTAAAGCCATTGCAAATTGCGATGAAACTGTTCAGTTATCGTTGACCCCCGCAGGTCGATTATCTGTTAAGGCAGGTAAGTTCAAAGCTTTTGTCGATTGCGTTCAAGAAGATAGTGTACACCCGATGCCTGAAGGTAACATTGTCAATTTTGACGGGCAAGCATTGCTAACTGGACTTAAACAAGTCGCACCATTTATCGGCGACGATGCATCACGGCGTTGGGCAAGTGGGGTTTTGGTAAAAGACCAAAGTCTGTTTTCTACGAATAATGTGATGTTGGCACAATACTGGCTCGGAGTGGATTTTCCGAATGTGGTTACAATCCCTTTGCCAGCAGTGAAGGAAATGCTTCGTATCAATGAAGCTCCGTTATTCGCGCAATTCGCACAGAATAGCATTACCTTTCATTACAGCGAAGAACGCTGGTTAAGGACACAGCTTTATGATTCAGAAGCTTGGCCGTCGTTCGATAAGATTTTAAATAAACCTTCTGCCCAAACACCAATTGATGAAGAATTGTTTACTGGTCTAGATGTTATTAAACCATTTGTTGACAAATTTGGGACTGTTATTTTCCAGCAACAACGGATAGCCACACATGACGACGAAAACGAAGGCGCTTCTTTTGACTTACCTAATCTGATTGGTGAAGAAGGTCGTTACAATATCCAGATGCTGGAACTTTTAAAAGGCATTGCAAAGACAATTGATTGGAGCGGTTATCCGGGCCCTTGTCTCTTTCAAAACGACCGCTTACGCGGTGCTATCATAGGTATGCGTCAAAAATGAAAACTAAACGTCCAATTATTAAACGTTGTCCCTGTTGCAAGTCAGTTAAGATTGATGTAAAACTCCGAGATTATGGGTCAATGAATCTTATTTCTTGCAATGATTGTTATATCAAAAATAACGACCCAATTTATGGGCATGGAGTTCTTCAAAGAAGAGAGGTGCCAAATGTTGATGGTTCGTGAACTTACAGACGAAGAGATTGCAAAAATCTACGAAGAGGTTTGCACCCCTGTGGCACATATGCCTTATATTGAATTTGCAAGAGCTTGTTTCCAAGCCGCTATTGTGCAACAAGACAGAGGTGAAGCACGTGAGCCGGGATAACCAATATCTTTGTTCTGGTGGCCCTATGCACGACCAACTGTTAAAGCTTAATAGTGGTTCGCAGAGTTTACCGTTCCGAGTAAAATGGAATAATACATGGTGGTACGGATTGTATAAATCTTGTAATAACTATGGAACAAGAAAATTCGACGATCGTACTTATGAACTTGCCCATTGGGTATCGTTATGAACATGCTCTGGTTAGACGAACTTACTCATGGAACTTATACTGGTATAGATATAATAGAAAGTAGACCTTGGTGGACTACAAGAATGCCAAAATCTCCTGAGCGCATTAGAGCAGAACAAAAATTAACAAAAGCAATCAATGAATTAAATCGAGTTAAAGCGCAAAGACATGTGCCAAGACATCTTGTAGTACAAGCAGAACATAATGTGACAAAAGCTCATGTAGATTTAGCACATAGTATTTATATCTTTGGCCCGGGATTAATAGGGTACGACAATTAAGGATCAACATGAGCAAACGTAGCGACGCTATCGGCTTCTTTTGGCAGGACCATGCAAAAGTTAAACCTCCTAAAAAAGAAAAAATAAGAAGACCTATCCCGCAACGTTTCTGGGAATCTCCGGATTACCTTCCTTTCTTAGAAGAAGCTCGTGCTTACAAACCAGATCTGTTTACAGATATGGAATTGTGGCAAGCATCTATTAATAAAGAGCGCCTGCTATACGATATCGAGGTTTATCCAAACTATTGTATGTTTGGATTTAAATCTATCCAAAGTGCTAAAGTCATTTACTTCGAATTATATTTAGATCCTTTTGCGTATGCTAATGCGGGGTTTGACATCGCAAAATTTAAATGGGTTCTTGAGAACTTTTGTATTGTTAATTTCAATGGTCGTAAGTATGACTTTCCGATAACCACACTAGCACTGGCGGGGTACGATTGCGAAGATATGTGGGACGCTACTCAAATGATCATTGAGCAGCAGTTACAATCTCAAGACGTCTACAAAAAGTACAAAACTAAGCGTCTTGAAATAGACCAGATTGACCTTATTGAATTGACAGCGCTTGCCCCCGGTTTGAAAGTATGCGCAGGGCGCCTACATGCACCACGTTTGCAGGATTTACCGTTCAAGCCTGGTACTATATTAACAGACGACCAAATTATTATTCTTCGTTGGTATAATATCAACGATCTGGATAATACAAAGATACTCTACGATGATAAACTACCACAGATTCAATTAAGGGAAGAACAGGGTAAGAAATATAAAATTGACCTGCGCTCACATTCTGATGCACAAATGGCAGAAGCTATTATCTCTGCAGAGATCAAACGTAAGACTGGACGTAAATTCCTTAACAGAACGAAACTCCCGATTGGTACTTGGTATAGATATCAGACACCAAGATTCATTAAGTATGAATCTGCATTAATGAACCATATATTGAAATTGGTTCAGAATGCTACCTTCTTCGTTGATCCAAATCACGGTAACGTTATTATGCCACCGGAAATGGACGATCTTGTTATTAATATTGCAAACGGGAAGTATAAATTCGGTATTGGCGGTCTACACAGTCAAGAAAAAAGTATTGCTCATATAGCAGATGATGACTACTTCATTGCAGATACAGACGTTACTTCTTACTATCCTAATTTGATTTTAAACGCAGGTCTCACCCCAGAAAATTTGGGGAAAGATTTCATTTTAGTTTACAATAGCATTGTAGTTGAAAGGATTAGTGCTAAAAAAGCCGGGGAGATCATTACAGCAGAATGTCTGAAGATTGTCGCAAACGGCACGTTCGGAAAACTAGGTAGCATGTGGTCAATCATGTATGCTCCAAACTTGTTAATTCAAGTTACGGTAACAGGCCAGCTATCAATTTTAATGCTTGTAGAAAGATTCGAACTAAACGGCATTGAAGTGACATCTGTGAATACAGATGGCATTGTCGTTAAATGTCTACGTTCAAAAGAACAATTATTTAATTCTATTGTTAAAGGGTGGGAAAAAGACACAGGTTTATCTACAGAAGAGATTCGCTATAAGGCTACGTATAGTAAGGATATTAATAACTATATTGCCATCTATGAAGTTCCTCAAAAAGGAAAACTATTTAAACTTAAAGGTGCCTATGGTGAAACAGCTCCGAAGAAAAATGCTGTGAATGAAGTATGTATTGAAGCAGTTAAAGAGATGATGGCCACACAAACGCCTCCTGCTATTACAATCCAAGCCTGTAAAGATATCCGTAAATTCACAACAATGCGGGCGGTGTCTGGTGGGGCAATTAAAGATGATCTCTACCTCGGTAAGTTGATTCGTTGGTATCATGCTCTAAATGTTGAAGGTGAAATCATATATGCGAAAACAGGTAATAAAGTAGCGCTGACGGATAATTGTCGGCCGTGCATGAATCTGCCAAAAGAATTTCCAGAAGACATAGACTATGAATATTACATCCAAGAGTCTTATCGAATACTAGAAGATATTGGCTATAGCAAACCAACCAAGGACTTAAAATGAATCTGTATGAAATACTAGGGTTAAATAAAGACGCTTCATCTGATAAAATACGATCTGCTTATCGCAAGAAGGCACAAAAATGCCATCCGGATAAAGCTGGTGGTGACAAAGAAGAATTTCAACGTATTCTAAATGCTTACTCTATTCTATCTGATTCTGAAAAGAGAATAGAATACGACACAACTGGTTCTGTTGATCCTAAAAAGTTAACAGTTCGAGATCGTGCTATTTCTGAGGTTGCGAATTTATTATTTGCTTCTTTGCAACAGATCGATTTCAAACATACAGACCTTATAAAAACAATGAAGAGCTCTGTTCAAGATCGAATAAGACAAGTCGCGCAAGCACGGGTTGGAATAAGTAAACATGTTGAAAGGAATAATGAAATTGTCAATAGAATTTCAACTTCTTCCATGACAAATATTCTTGCAGACATGTTAAACGCAGATTCCAGAGAACAAGAAGACAAAGAAAAGCAGTTGGCCTTAGGTATCTTGGTTTTTAATGAAATGCTTGCGGTGCTTGCAGACTATTCATACATGTGTGATAAACAAGCGGAACAAAGTGATCCTTACACTATGCGCTTTTTTACCTTTGGGGGTATTGGGGGTGCTGGTAGTACGAGCTAAGCAGTTTGCACGCAATGGCGGTGCTTTGCCATGCGTGCAATTACCTTTTCTAACGCTTTAAAGCAAGCCTATAAATGCGGTAAACAATTACACACAATGCGATCAAGTAAACCCATACGCACCAAAGGGGAATTATTGAAAACCATACAAGAGCAATTCCACAAGCTGCTGCAACAACACATAGTTCAAATTCTTTAGCAGATACTTTATCAGGGTCTGTTTCTGAACTTACCAACATTGTTAGTCCAGAACAAATGATGATAAGAATTAAGAAAAACATTGTCAACAAAATCTTGTTCATTACTGGTCTCCTCAAACCGTGTAAGTTTTACGTTCTGTATTTGTTACAGCCTTTGATAATCTAGCACGAATTTCTTTGATAGACAATAGACGTCTGCCCACTTCCCCGAAGGTTTTTGACCTCAAAATAACAGTAATAGATTTGCGGTTACGATAACCTGCATCGTGTGCCCATCTATCTAATGAAGCAAGATGGTTAAACGATTCAATTACGATACCGGGATGTTCTTTCATCACCATTCCATGATGCACATGCCCAATATCGATATAGTGGAATTCTGTTTCACCATAGTCTTTTCTGAAATCGTTTGTCATCACATTTGCAAGCATGTTAGGTCTGCATTTGTCAGAATGATGTGTCATTACAAAAGTATCACCCATCCTATAACCGATAAATACAGAGTCATTATTAAGAACATTCAAGCGACCAGTGTGGCCATACGCGACGCGAAGTAACTCTGCCATCCAAATATCATTTGTTCGACTATGATTACCTTGATTAACAATTACATCTACGAATTTAGCTTTTGATAATGCCTTCTCGACAATGTAACGCATTACCCTTACCGCGACTTTTATCATCTTTGGAAAACGAGTATCAAAGTCTAGAGCATGCCCACTTGCTTCTGTAGTTGCTGAAAAGTTCTCGTAATGTGTAAAATCCCCAAGGTCATTGACCACAATACGTTCGCAACTTGGAAGTTCGTCGATTAGCATCCCAATGGCCGCGCATATTTCTGTTTCAGCGATCTTTAAGTCAAAATTTTCACTGATCTCCGAACTGTGTGCCAGCATACCTATATGTGCATCTCCGATTTGGATCCAGGGTATTACATCTGCTTGAAATTCAACCGGCGAATCGTTTATCGGCAAGTTTGGTATATCTTCACAGAAACCTTGGATGGCACCTTTTATTATTTCAAGATATGCTTCTTCCCGTAAACTTGATTTAACCCATTGATTCCTTGGTTTGCCGTCTTTGTCGTAAAATGTAGACACACCTTTTGCAATGTGGGTATCCGGAACAGGCCTTATCATATCGTGATCTGGAGAATACCCGTGTAGCGCAGCTTTAAAACGTATCGAGGTTAGCATCCTCGAAATATTGCTTGGATTAATATTTAGCAATTTGGCAGCTGCTTCATAGGAACCTGTACTATTGACAGCATCGATAACCTCTGCTTGCCTTTGTGTTGCCCAACCTTTTAATTTTTCATCTATTTGAGAAACTGCTTTCATGATTTGCTCCTCAGCGTCATTGCTTGTATTTCGTCTCCTGTTGATTCATCCCACCTTGAAGCTATTAAGATCGCTTTCTTAGGAGAAGCACCCATGCACATTGCGCCAAGAGCATAAGCTGCACCAGACCCAATGCCATAAAATTCTTCTTCTACCGGCATTGGAACCAGTGCTGTTCCCCACCATAAGATTTTACCTTTTGGTGTTAATTCGAGAGCACTGAATGAATTTGCTTCTGCAAAAATTGGACGTTCGCTTGGATATTTAAGCCATTCAATAAAACGAATGCCTTGTTCTATTTCACCACACACTCCTACTATGGATTCTTTGATCCTAAATAGTTTTGTGGTTCTATGGATTGCACCGCTTGTGATTCTTTTATCTGCGTACATTCCAGACTTAGTAGCTATAATCGTTGTCACAGTTAGTCTCCTTCTAACAAATGAAGCGCAGAATAAAAAACCTGCAAAGCGCAGGTTTTAGTTGATTATTTTTTTCATAATGGTTCTCATTATTTTGTGAGTTTATCTGTGAAGCCATTGTCTATCGCAAATTGCTGGCAAATAGATAATTTACTTTCTAGTTTGGCGATTTCTCGGTCGTCGTCTTCAGCGAGTCTGTAAAGACCTTCTTCAATCGCAGCTGGGAGCTCGAATGCGGTACTAGTGGCTCCATTACCGCTTCTGGAATCATCGGCTTTGGTGGTTGTGGAAGTTGTTGGCTTACATCCGGGCAAGTTGACCCACAAGCCACCATTGCGAACGATAGCAGTATTACGGTCAATCTCTTTGTTTTTGTCACCAAGTAGCTTTTCATAATGAGCGATCTCCTGTGCGTGGTCAAAATCTTGCTTGTCTTTAATGCGTTGGTTTTCAGCTTCCTTATCCTTAATTGCTTTTGCATTTGCTTCAGCTTGAGCAATTTTATAATTTGTGAAGACTTTTTGGACTTTTGTCTCTCCGGCACTCTCACCAGTATTATATCGGTGTTCACCATAAAAGTAAACACCGATGCAAATAGCTAGGACTGCGTATACCCAAAGAGGGATCTTTTGAAAGAAACCAAATATATTCTTACCCATTAACAATAACGAAGGAATACTAAACATCTTTCTTCTCCTCTTTAACAGGTGCAAACATCTTGGCAATCAATGGTGCAGCCCAAACCCCGGCGTATGTTGTTAGATAACCTTCTGTGATTTTTTCATCTAAAGTAAGGCGTACCATTATCCAAGTATGCATGGTAAATGCACCAAGCACAATACAGGATACTTTAGATAAGCGTCCATTTTCCATCAATAGATCGAAAAAGTTGAACTCAATATTTGGGTTTTTATGTGCTTTCCAAAAAGAGAACGCAATAAGACCAACCACAATCATGAGGACAATCACCATTGGTTCAATCCGCATTGTTCGCTCCTTTAAGGAGATTATTGGCAATGCGTGTAGCCCAACCCCGGGAAGCATCTGGCCAGTTTTTACATTGGGTCATATAGATTAAACGATATGCATCGATCCGCATAATCATTTTGTATTGGTCTGTTGCATTCACTGCTGCTATAGTTGCTGGGCCGATTACACCATCAACTTGGACACCGGCAGCTTGTTGGAGCCATTGTGCAGGGTGTCCGCCGTTATATGCAGAGTCAAAAATTTGAAAAGCAATATCCGGGTCAATTTCATCCAGTTTATATGGATCCCAATATCTAGACTTTGCCAATGATTTAGCAAAGGAGATAGGAAGATCTTTCATCTTTCCAGTATAACCATTTTCACGCGCTACTTTAGCGGATACCCCCCACATAGTACCATCAAGAGTTCCAACACCGATAGTTCCGCCAGTCCAATTGCCAGGGTCTTTCGGGTTATCCGAAAATCCCCCTTCGTTGCCAATCAGTGCTGTGAAAGAATCGTCGAAGTTTTTCATTCTATTCTCTTTTGTTTCTTTTTATGTAACCATCTTTGGATAGTTCTTGTTTCGTATAAACGAATAATTGCCCAAAGAAATGTAAGGATCGCTGTAGCTTGTGGAAGCCATCCCACAACTGTCGCAATAACTGTTCCCACTGCTGCAGTATCGATGATAACTCCTATTGTGTGTCTGGTTTCAGGAGATACTAAATGATGCAAAACATCTTTAGCGTGATCGAACATTATTGCTCCCTTGGATTAATTTATAATGCGTTAGGTGGAGTATATTGCATATAACCAAAATTCACAACAGTTAAACAATTTTCAGTCCATCTCGTTTTAAATCGTCTAATTCTGCTTTCAAATCTTTAATTGCCTGGACAAGAACTGGAATTAAGTGACCATAGGTAGCTTCCAATTTTTCAGGATTGGACTCATATACCAGATTCAAAGTGTCCGACGCGCCAAATGCTTCTTGAGAAGCTTTGAGTTCTTGTGCGATAAAACCGCTTGATTTAACACCAACTTTAACGCCGTCACGCATATTCCAAGTAAATGCAACTGGACGCAAAGATGTGATAAACTCAAGACCAAATTTAAGATCCGTTACATCTGTCTTGTCACGTGCATCAGATAGCGCAGTAATCGATGTATTTTGCGAACGAAGTACGGTTACACTTGCATCACCAAGGGTGAATTCATTGGATACAGTTGCAGAAGAAGCATAAGCATTGAGTCCAATGCAAGTATTATTTGTTCCGGTAGTGATGTTTGCGCCAGAATTGAACCCAAGTGCGGTATTTGAAGTGCCTGTAGTGCTGGCGTATAGTGCGCCAGGCCCGATAGCAGTACATTGATTACCAGAAGTGTTAGCAATAAATGCTTCAGCTCCAAAAATGGCATTTTGTGATCCAGTTGCAGCAAATGCGGCTCTCCAACCGACAACCGTATTATAACCACCTGCTGTCAAGGATTGTAAAGCTTCCGCCCCAATTACAGTAGTCTTAACAGCAGATGTAATTGCAAAACCTGTATTGTATCCAATCGCGACATTCAAATTACCAGTAGTATTGGCGGAGAGAGCATAATAACCAAGGGCAGCATTATTTCCGCCGGTCGTGGTTAAATTCATTGCATTAGTTCCGACTGCAGTATTATTTGCAGCTGTTGTGGAGGTTGCTAAAGCCAGGTGACCTAATGCAACGTTTGCAGCACCTGTCCCCGCCTCCAGAGCACCATAACCTACAGAAATATTGAAGTTTGAAGTCGTATTTGTTTCACCGGCACCAGCACCGATACCAATATTGTAGGAACCTGTAGTTACGTTTTGTAATGCATTCACACCGACACCAATGTTATATTGGGAAGTTGTCAATGATTTTAATGATTGATAACCTAAAGCAACGTTATTGCCTCCAGTAGTAGCAGCCGCAAGAGCAGAATGGCCTATAGCAGAGTTGTTATTCGCAGTTGTATTTGCAGCCATTGCATGATAGCCGACAGCAACGTTGCTTCCGCCCGTCGTATTTGCAAGCATTGCACTCACACCAATTGCAGTATTGCTACCACCAGTAGTATTTCCATTCATTGCACTATTCCCGATTGCAATGTTTGAGCCACCAGTTGTATTCACTGTCAGCGCTGCTGCTCCTACTGCGATATTTGCGGAGCCTGTTGTATTTCCTGCAAGTGCTCCGCTACCAATAGCCACACCAGATGTGCCTGTGGTATTCGCGGTTAGAGCATGGTAGCCGACGGCTACATTATCCGAACCAGTCGTATTTGCATTCAGCGCAGATGTTCCAAGGCCTGTATTTGTAGCAACAGGTGTTCCACCTTTGGTAATTGTTATCCCGTTAATAGAGACAATATCAACATTGGCACCAGACGCAGCGCCGCCTAATCCAGCTAAAGTGCAAGGTATAGAGCTACCAAATACGTTCCAGGAAGACGCAGAGCCGGAACCCTGAACCACTGTTGTGGTCACACTCATTAGACCTGTAGAGGAATTATAGGCGGTAATGTCGCCAGCCATCCAGTTGGTCGGGCCGGCAGTTGAAGCAATTTTGACGGTCATTCCAGGCAGATAAAGTTTGCCTGTCTGAATTGTCAAAGACTGTACACCTAATCCGAGTGTCAGTGTTGTTGTACTAGTCGCGCTAGTTCCGGGGGCATTTAACGCCGAATTAGCAGACGCAGCTGCAGCAGTAGCAGAAGCTGTTGCAGAGACGGCAGCAGCTACAGCAGCAGCAGAGGCAGTTATCAATTCGGCAGCAAGCGCGTTGATTTCGGTAACTAGCCCCGGCAACGCAGCAATAAAAGCATCAGCTAAAGCAGCAAATGTAGAAGGAGAAGAAGTGCTCGGTGCTGGTGGCAGCGCTGTGATAGTTGTGGTCATTTTAGACTTCCTCTAATTCTAATGTTATCATTGCAGTTGTTGGTTGTTCAAGATTAATCGTGAATACTTTATAAATTCCAAGGATAAATAAAGCATCATAATAATCATTAGTTTCATCATCTAGCCCCGCCCAAACAGCTGGTACAGCATTGAGAGCAGTTCTGACATCTTTAATGTCGTTAACAAATAATTTATCAACGAAACAAGTTTGATTTGTCTTTGGTACACTCCGGCGCGGGACAAGAGTGCTATTACCGAATGCATCTCTTTCAACTGTCGAGAAGTTTAAAGCATCTGAAATAGCATTGTATTGTGTAGCCCCAAGACTTTGTTGGGAACCAATGACCACACCTCCGCACGATACGTCTCCAGCTGCCCTAGAAATTGTAATGGTGATTACGGCGTTAGTGTATGGTGGTAGATCGAACCTTGCAACGTTAGGGATTGTTGAAAACTCTTTGAAGAAATACGAATACCAGTCCGCGACATACCTACGGTTCAGATCAATTGTTACGCTATAGACTACCACTGCAGAACTAGTTAGGGTGATTGTAACTGTGTCTGCATCTAAACCAAATAGCGCAATTGAATCAATCCTACGTCCAGGTGTTATCACAACTACAAGTGGAGTACCGAAGACTGTTTGCGTATTCCGCAATAAGTCCATCATTTTCCACTTGTTACTTGGCCCAATATCCAACCATTGTACAGGCGAACTTATTGGTGTATTGCCAATATTTCCGGCAACAAGAGATTCATAAACTCTATGTTCGGAAGCAACAACAACCTGTGCGCCAATAGCATAAGTCGTGCCAGCACTGTACGCTTGCTCTCCATGTGTCAAGTCGGGTTCAGCACAAGAGCTACTTGTGAACATTGCACTTGTGATTGTAAGCGGAGGAATTACTCTCATGCTGGCACCGTTACTAAAGAATTACCATCTCGTGTTACACGAACAAGAAGATCAGATGTCTTTTTCAAATGTTCGTTCCCTCTCAAGACCGCACGATTTAAATCTTTGACTACTGCAACCAATTCGGACGTGTCGGAATTACCATTGTTTGCCCGGACATTTTGGGCTATATGCGATGGTAACACCATTTCCCCCTTATGTAAAGAAGCCCTCCAACCATCTTTTGGAATATAATCTGCCCCGCTTGCATGAATGCCGTCAATAAAATCGTTTGGCGAACCAACAGTCTGCCCAGGCCCTCTTAACAATAAAGAGGACTGTTGGTTCATAGCAGCGATAACACTATCTGTCATACGTAACACAGACGCGACATTACGTTGGTATTCGACCGCTGTGCTGCTACCCGCCTTAGCTGCATCTAGATACGCTTGTGCATAACCTTGAAAGTTAGTTTGAGAATTGGAATCGCCAGACAATGCAAGGCTATAAGCTCTATCTAGTTGGGCCTTGGTAGACGCCGCTGTGCTATTTGGAGACATATTCAACTGTGCAAGCAAACTATTCTTAAAATCTGACAACGAACTTGTTAAATCGTTAAGTCCGCTTGTTGCATCAGTAATTGCTGTTGAGAATGGATCAGCAAGGGCTAGGATACTACCTGTCAATTTAGCGTTAGCATCTGTGCTTGTACCAATACTAGTAACTAAAGCTCTGAAAGCGGCTAAAGAAGTTGGCATCTCCAATCCTAGCTTAGCAAATGAATCTTGTACATCTTTTACTTCTGCAGCAGCTTTTTCTTGAGGCGTAAAGAATTTATCGAGGTACGCGGATAAACCAGATTGCAATTGTTGCGCCCCGCCTGCACCTTGGATCATTGAAGCGCTCAGATCATTTCCGTTCAACCCTGTACTATATAAGAGTTTACGAAGATCAATTAAAGTCTGGTACATTGTAGAGAGATCTGAAATTGAACCGTCAAATGCGTCTACAATTTTAGCAACTCCACTTTGGATGCCATTAGAAGATGTTTCAAATGCAATAATACTTTGACGTGCAATTTCAACAGCAACGTCACCTTGTTTATTGACAATATCCGAATATTTGATAGCTTCAATGCCAAATTTTTCAAGAACGTTATTTGCACTTTCAACACCATTGACAATCCGGATCAATGTCTCAAAATAGCCTTCCCCAACCTTTTGGAATTCTTCCATACCAGGCAAAATCGAATGCGCAAGCGTATCCGAAAACGCTGAGAATACAGCATTTAAAGCATCTTGCAATGCTTGACCAGATAATCCTCGTAGGCTTATTTTAGGGATGTTGACCACATACTCGTCGAGCTTTGCTTTGATCCCAGTTGTGTCGGTTACAAATGTCGAGGACGCAAGTAAGATAGTGTCTGAGATGCCTTTAAACACTTTGCCGACCTGATCCGACACAGTCTTATCAACTTCTCCCGTCACCATCGCATCGGAAGAATCGCTGATTAAGCCAAACAGCTTTTTAGTGACCGTGTGAATATTCGCATACTGATAGATTCCCTTACCTTCTGAAACATCCCCAAGTGATCCGCTAACACCAAGTCCTGAATCTGTAACACTTGACGACGACTTGCCCATGATGTTTTGAACAATTCTTGTTGCAAGATTTGTCAATGGGATTGTAATAGCAGAACCCATATCATATTTAGCGAGGTATTTATCCACCTTATCTGTCATTGCTTGCGCTTTGTTCCCACCATTTAAGAATGTGGAACTGCTACCATAGCCAAGACTGTCCCCACCAGTAATACCTAATGTTCTGAAAACAATTTGCGCAAGTCCGCCCATCGATACTTCAATGTTGCGCAATGCGGCCAGCATGCCAAGAGAAATCGGCATGGTAAGGTCCGAATTCTTTTTCAAGCTTTCCATAGCTTTGGTAATAGATTCGGATTTAGCTTGTGCATCCCCCAGAACTGTGCCGGTGCCTTGAGCACGTTGGATATTTGCTGCACTATTATCGTCACTTTCGTGTTGGAACCCGCCACCTACGGCAAACCCGAGAACAGCCACGGCTGCTGCCATAGCTGCCATACGTGCCCATGCAGTATAAGGATCACCATTAGCTTGATTCAAAACAGCTTTGATTGCCATTTGCCCCATTTCGACCAAATTCATCGCAACCTGTGCAATATGAAAGGCTTGTGAAATGGATTGCATTGCCCTATAGCCTGTAGATTGTTTTTCAAAGAAATTAGATGCAGCATCTGCCATGTCACCGTATGCTGCTATCTTATCTCCTGCTGCAAATGCTTCTCCTTTATTTTGGGCGTCTTGTGCTTTAGCAAGGCTATCAAATGCATCGTGCAACCCTTTCATTCCTTTAACGGCATTTGTAAAATGATCTCCAAGCTTACTCAGAGATTTTGCCATTTTATCAAATTCGTTTGCAGTATCTTTTAACCCCGCGATCTCAAACTTCTTAGCACCAACTTGGTTGATTGCTTTGATTGCCTTTGCGTGTGCTTCTTGGGCTTTATAGAAAGCCATTTCTTGTTGCGGATCTGCTATCCCAGACGGAGAAGCAGCTCGTGCAAAATTGATAGCAGCTTGTGCTTTCTGAAATTCAAGTTCTACGTAAGCTTCTGACGACTGCTTCCAAGCTGCAACCTTTGCTCCTTCCGCACCTAAGACATTTTCTAAATTGTTCGCACTAATAGTCTGTTCTTTTTCAGCTAAGTCTGTGGTAAATTTTTCAATGTCCCTGTAGCTAGTAGCCATGTCTTTAAATGCAGCAGCTTGCCGCAAGCTTGTAGCTGCGGACTCACTTACTGTTGCTATTTGTCTTTCATTTGCTATTTGAAGTTCTGCAACCTGCATCGCAGTTTGTTGAGCGTGTTTGCCGTAAGATTCAAGAGCGTCACCTGCTTCGGTAATCTTTTTAGCATCAAATTCGGTTTTTGCAGCTAAGCCATTAATCTTCCCGCTCCCAAGTGTCGCAGCTTCAGATTCGCTCTTAGCTATTGCATCGGCAATTTTTTGTTCTGCTGCAATCTTTTCATCTTTAACTTGTTGAATACGACGTAGTGTTTCTTGTGTGTCGCGTTTATCTTTTGCATTGTATTTTTCAAGTATCGAAATTTTCTTATTGGTTGTTTCCGTAAGTTGCAGGAGTTCATCCTCCCGCCCTTGCTTTAGCATAGCGTAGTACGTATCATTATCGATAATACGTGCTTTATAAGAATCTTTTAAAAGCTTCTCGTTTGAGTTAGTAGCTTCCTCTGTTAACTTATAGACAGCTTGTTGATGTTCAAGTTCAGCAAGTAAGTCTTGTTTGCGTCCATCGTCTTTATTTCTTCCAGTTTCATGATCTTTATGACGCAAATCATAGAGCGCTTGTTCAGTCTTTTGTTGTTCTTCTGAAGCTTTTTTAGCAGCTTCTGCGTCGGATTTTTCCTTAGCTGTTAGAGTCTGTAATTGGCTCTTAAATACAATTAGATTTTTTGCATCTGTTATCCGTTTTTCATCATCTTGACCTGGAGCATAAGCTCCTCTGGTCTGACGAGATTCGATTGCTTGGATCTCAGTTTTTAATTTTAGGATTTGTTCGGCATCTGTTTGCGCACGGCCAATGCTCAACAGAGCATCTCTAGCCCCGCTGATTGCATTTTTAACAGCATTCCATCCTCTTTCGATTGAGCCAAGATTAGACGTTATTTCGTGGGCACGTTTCTCTTCTGCATCAGCAAGAGTTTTAATTGCCAATGTTGATGCACCAATTTGGTCGCCGTGTAATTCCATAGCACGGATTTGCTTATATACTTCAACCGTAAGGAAGTGATATTGATCGTTCAGTTTAAGCAGATTTGTAGTGATTCCATCTGAAAAACGATTCATGCGCCCACCAGCTTGGACAGTTAAAGTCTCAAACTGTTTAATCATACCATCCGCAGATTTACCTGTAGCATGTTCCATTTCTACAATAGCTTTTGATGCGATACTGAGCTGTTCACCTGTGAAACGTCCGCTTTCAGCTAATTTTAATACGACTTCTTTAGCATCTCCGATTGTACCTCCAGTAGCAGCAGCTTGCTTAGCTAATTCACGAAGAGAACTAGTTGTCTGACCAGAATAATTACCAGTCAGAATTAGGGCATCGTTCATGTGCTTTTGTTCTGCTTGACCAGCAATTAAGCCATAGGACAATAGTCCTACAGCTGTGACCACACCTAGGATACCTACGGACATCCCTGTAAACGCAAGGCTTGCGAGACCGGAATACTCTGCTAGTACCATTAAAGAGCCAGGCATACGACTAAACCGGCCTTGGAGTGCTTCGTGCGCAAGCACAAGTGCTTCCGTCTTAGCACGAGCGGTACTGAAAGTATTCGATAACAGTTCCATTGCTGTTGAAGTTTCGTGCGCCCCACCGTGTACTTTTTTGAGTGCAGAAGCCTCTGCGGCTGCGGCAAGCGCAGCTTCTTTTGCGCGGATTTTGTACATCTCAACATCGCGTTTTTGTTGGATCTCAAGGCGCTCTTGAGACATCCTCATTTCTTCTAATTTCTTTATTAAAGGTTCTGCTGAATCGGCAACACCTAATTGTGCAGCCTTCATGCGTAAGAGCTCTTCCCGAGTCTTACCATAGGCGTTGACAGTTTCGTTTAATTTAGCAATGAGCTTTGTACCGGATTCAATGGCAGCTTGACGCGCTTTTTCCATTTCCTTTTCAACAATTAAAGCATCTTGTTCTGCTTTCCATTGCCGTTGCATTGCCTGAATTTGATTTTCGTACTTGGTTGTAGCTTGAGACATCCAATCAGCGTTTTTCTTAGCAGCATCGCTAAGAGTATCCATGCTTTTGGAAGAATTAATCGAAGCAGTACCAATCTTCTCAATAATAGGAATAGCAGCTTCGCCGCTGGAAGCGTCTACCCCAAGGATGAGTCCAATTTCAGTACCGCCAGATGGTGTGGTCATTTTTTACCTTTGGATCTAATGTGATCCACATAAACTCTATCAATAGCTCTTAAACATCTACGTTCAAAAGGTGAAAGGTCTATCTTCATGCCCTCGGCCCAATTACTAATTTCTGTATGACTAATGGACTCCAAAGACATTCCAGTTTCTCTGGTTTCATCTAATTCATAAAACCATTCCCACACATAAGCCAATTCCCAAGGGCAATCTACTATTTGAGGAGTATCTGCAAAAGTCTGATCCGTAATTACTTGAGCGGCAAATACATTCTGTTTAGCTTTTTCAACGTGTTCATATGTTGATACACCATCAGATTCTTTGCCGCTCCAGTAAAACTTATATTTGGCAAATTCAACTAAGCTCTGGATCAGACTTTCATAAAATTTGCGTCTGTATCCAATGCTTGATTAACCCGAGCCTGCCATTGTGGACACTTGTTAAACATTTTTTCAACCATTGCTTTGTCAAATTGCATCGGTTGGCCTTCCAGATTAAATCCAAACCAACCAACAGTAACAGCCAAAGCAGTTGCATGTTCGTTCTGCGCAATTGTCCGATTAACTGTATTTGCACCTTCGTCCGTGCTTGAATCGATTTGTTTGCTACGTTTGCCGGCACGTTGGATATTTGTTTTCCGGATTTCATTGCTTACATCTTGGTATTCTTTGCTATTCTTACCGACAATGATGAAACCACTGATAGGATCACCATCTTCATTTTGGATAACTGTGACATTGTGTGTCACTTTGTTAAGTTTGTCATCATCCAAATTGGATACATCAAAACCGCTTGACATGATTGCTTGTGCTTGATTCATTTTATTTACCTATTATGTTGACTATTGGGCCGATTTACGGGCTAAGTTATTGTAAACCAACTACAGGACTCGCGGCAACATAAAGTTCCGCTTAATCTATGACAGTAAAAAACCCCTCGGCGCGAACCGAGGGGAAAGCACAGGATGAGGAGTCACCAACACCCTGATCATTTAGCGTTATACGAACGCACTATCTTGGAAAACGATTGTGGAAGTTTGACCGCTTGTACCATCACCGCCGGAAGTATTTTCCAGAGCGGTGAAAGGCATTGTCATAACCAGACCTTTTTCACCATCGTCTTTTGCAGCTCCACCCATCTTTGCACGCGGGATAGTGATGGAGACAAAGTCAGCGGTTGCAGTGTTTGCTGTAGTAAAGACACCGACAATAGAAACTTCTGTTTCGTTCAAGAAATAATCTCGAACAACTGCATCTGTGAACAATACCGTGACTTGACCATCAACTGTCAGGGTGCCTGGGAAAATATCTGGTTCAACATTCGAGCCGACTACACCGCCAATTGTGGTGTGGCCACCTTTGACAGAGAAGTTCATACCAGTGATCAAACCAATTGCAACACCTTGCAGATAGAGAGCACCGTTAGCAGCTGCCAGAACCGTCCCACTGGTAGCTGCGGTAGGAGTAGTAAAGTAACCCGTTGTGCCAGGAGTCATATTCAGACCCTTGACCATGAAGTCCACTCCAGACATACCAGAAGCAGGCAACTTAACATCCATTTGCGTGATTACACAATCTGTAAATACCTCAGATTGCACAATATCTTGGAAGTTATGTTCGATCGTGTAATAGTCACGTGTGTGACCAGTTTGTGGAATCATTACATGTTTACCTTTTTCGGTAATAGTAACTGTTCCAAGTTCTGTAGCAGAAATAATAGGTGAACCATCCAAACGAACAACCGTCAAGATTTTGTTGGTCATTGCAGTGATCAACATATTCGCAGCATTGTTACCTGTCTGAGTCGTGGCGCCAGAAAGACGGACAACCATACCGACTTTGAACTTATTGCCAGCCATGAAGACACCGGCTGTCGTCGTGATCGTACCAGCAGCACCAGAAGTTGTAGCAATGACAAGATCTGTTAAACCCGATACTGAAATCGCACTTGCTACAGTATTACGCAAGATAGATTCAATAAACGATTGGTATGTACCAACCGACAACTCGCCTGAAATAGTGCCGTCGACGTTAACCACACCATGTCGGAAGTCCGAAACCTGCTGCGATGGACGAATTTCTTTGGAAGCGTAAGTTGCCTTCTTTTTGTCCAATGTTGAGCTTGTACGACGCAAATTTTGGGCGCTTCCAGCGCTTGCAATAGTGCCGAGGGCGGATTGCTTCTTGAATGTAAGTAGCTTATTAATACCTGATGCAATTAATGACATGATGCTTCCTTTCGAGTAACCCGCGACTAGCGGTAAATTAAGCCGCTTTCGCAGCAGGTTTAAAACTATTCAAATATATCCGCCCAATAGGGCACTTTAACTGCAACTACATAAACCATGTCTTGGATAAAACCAGGCATAATGATTGGTGTCTTAGACACGTTCACAATTATGCCGTCTTTTGTGAAACTAAAACCACGTTTAAAAGTTGACCTTATCAACTCTGCTCTTGCCATTATTGCTGCTACACCATATTGATCAGGATAACAAAGCATAATTTGAAAGTACCCAATTTCTCTATGAAACCCAGAACCAAAAGTCGGGTTCTCTGGAGTTGCAGCAAGAAGATTGACACGTTGGTAAGGCACCCCTATAAGCGTTTCAAATGGTACAGCTTCCCATGCGGTAAGGTTAGCAGTTATAACCCCGCCTACCCCGCTTGCCACGCTTGTAATAGCGTGTTTTGTTACCTTGTGCTGTAGCGTAAATGCACTTAACCCGGTCACAATAACTAAATAAGTCCCATTTAATGTTGACTCAGAATGCCCTGTAATTGTTACCGATAACCCGCTAGTTAAACCATGCGGTACATCTGTGACAAAAGAAGTATTAGACCCGGCTGTAGAAGAAGTGATCGTAACGCTCGGAATGATACCCGGCATTGCGTTTAACGCTACTTCTAAAGCTGCTCTAATTTTTACTATTGACATTTCTTTCTGCTTCCTCAACAATCTGTGGAAATTCAATACTTGTTAAACCTACCATTCCTTGAGGCGGAACTTGCGGGGAATGCCCACCATCTTCAAGAATTCTTGCGTAAGGAACGTTATTTACAAAGTAAAATTTATGACCTATAACCTTATCTCCAAATTGCGATAATCTTTCAGTTGACGCAGCACCAGTTGGATCACTTCCAGCAATTACACCAGTGGGAACACTATCTATTCCTAATTGCCAATTATTAATAAAATGTCCAGGAATATAACCCTTAGGCCAGCGTGGTGGATGCCAGGTTGCCGGATTACCAACTGCGGATCTATTAATAAGTCTCTTCCCTATTTCAAGCAATGTTTCCTTGCCAATCTTTTCGATTGTTTCAGGCGTACCTTTCATCCAATTGGCAAGTTTTAATCTAGCTTCAGCATTAGACATATTAATTTTTTAATACTAAAAGATAAAGAACTGGAATACCGCCAGGGCCTGTTACTTGGACATCCATAATTGAGTATTCTGTTCCACCTAAAAGCACATGATCTTGTAAAGCGGGGGCGGATCCATTTGCATCCATATAGACCCACTTTTCACCACTTTGAATTAAAGTATTCTTATCATATTTTGTACCAAACCTTGCTGCAATCTGGCTACCAGGCTGATCCATTGCGATTGCTTTACGACTTTCGTCATAACTGCCGTCTGCCCCTACCGGAGAAGCCCCGCCAGTGTTTGGATCATAATCACCTCCAGAAACCTGCGAGTATTTACGTAAAGTAACAGACTGCCCATATTTAGTGAGCAGTCGTAAAACAGTCGCAGCAGTTCTGTCGTAAAGTGCCATTAAGATCTACCAAGTTTAACCATATTGACATTACCACCAGCTGATAAATAAACACGAATCATTTGATCAATCTGCAGGTATCTTACATACTGTGGAGAAGTAGTATCATATTTAACTGTAATCGGGCCAATTGTCTCCTGCGTTACATTTTGTGATACATCATCCACTAATGGGCCCATAGTAGCACGCATTGCAAGCTCTGCGCAAGCGTTTTTTACTTCCAATGGGACAATGGTATATGGGACTTGGAAGAGCCCATAAGAACCCATTCCGGCACGCCCTTGACTACCGCCGAAGTCTTCTAATACAACACCCACACGAGGCCAATCTAATGCTTGTGTAATAAGGACTCTTCGACCAAGCCAACGTAGACGATATTTGCCCATCATGTAGTCAGTGGCACGCCGCAAAGCTTGCTCTTTTTCAAGTGTGGTTATAGTCGCCCACAAGGTATTGCCGCGATTCAAATGGTAAGTATCTGCGTCAACAACAGAAAGATAGGATTCACTATCTGATGCACCAGTTCCAGTTTCAACGATTAAACTCATGACATCTCCTTATGAAGCTATTAATTTTACTTTAAGATTTGTATTACCATCACCAGCTGTTACTTTAGGACGCATATAGGTTCTGACATCGGTGGACACTAATGTTGTAGCAGAGGTAAAAATTAAAGGATTACTTGAACCGTCTACCATATCTGTGTACGTAATGCCGTCAGTAGAACCTTCCATTTTTATGCTGCCACCTGAACCAAATACGCCCGTTACTTGGATGGACAAAGTTGTAATAGATACGAAAGAAACTGGAGCGCCTTTTTCACTATTCAAAATATCTGACCACACAACCGAGTAAGCTGGGACATTAAAGCCTGGTAGTTCCATCCTTGCGGTATTTTTATGCCCGCCGATCACAATCGTGTCTGCTGGTGGGACATAGCCCCCCGTATCAATAGTTTGTGTAGCATAAGAACCCCAACCACTTCCTGGAGTCCATAACCTACCATTTGACGACGAGACCGATTCAGCTGCAGACCAAGTTAGATCTGCATAGACAGTAAACAGATTTGAGAAATTTACGTATTCATATTGATCGCCCGATGCCGCATCGGCTGAAGCAGTGATACGGTCTGTGCTAATTGCATATGGAGTGACTAGATTTATAAACGACGAACCCACAGGCGGTTGCAAAGTCGTTATCGCAAATGCTGGGCCTTCTCCAACAGATGAACTAGCAACAATTACGTCTACAGTGATACCATATTTATTCAAACCTGGATCCATCGTACCTGTTATAGAGGTAGAAGACCAAGAGGTGATAGTCAGTGTTGTTCCACCGACTTTTAAATAACCTGTAGATTGGGTTGACCCAAAATCTGTACCTGTTACAGTAAAGCTGGAACCCTTAGTCGGGTTCATGGAACTTACACCTGTGATGTTTGGTGCAGGCGGTAGCGTTGTAAAAGAGGTCGAACTAACAATATTAGACTGCGAACCATTGTCCTGCATCATATGGACATAGTAAGTAGTAGACGGAGTCAACCCTGTTGTGGTTACAGCATTCGCCCCCGACAAAGCTGTAGCAGTACCTACAGCGACAATTCCGCCACCAGTACCAGCATCGATTTGAGCAGCGGATGGCGGTGTGCCAGATGTAGACACAGCGGCAAATGCGGTTCCGCCGGCAGTATCAGAAGTAAATGTTCCAACTACGCTTGTTGACAAGATCGTGGTGCGTCCAGGCGAACTTAGCGTAGCAGCAGTCGGAGCTGTTCCTGGAATATACGTAACAATACCATTTGCAAGTTCTTGATTACCCCCGGCAGCAGTCCAAGTTGGATTAAGAGCGGTTGTTGCGGAAGTGATCAATGAGATCACAGAACTTTCAATAGGGCTAGAGATAGTTCCTTGATCTACCCAACCACCTGTTGGAATCGTAATACTAATCCCCGAAGATGCTGCGAACTGTAAGGCCGCAATGGCCAACTGAACAGCTGTAGTTAGTGTCCCTGTTGATCCGGTATTATAGACGTTATTGTAAAAGCTGTAACCAGATGTCTTATCCTTAGTTACAGTAAACATGCCCTTCCACTCTGTTATTGTCATGCGAATAACGGAAGAACTAGGGTAGTTTATGACAGCGGTATGGTCGCCCGCTATAGCGTTCGTCTTGCTATAGAAATTGGTGGTGTATCCAGGTGCATCAGTACAAGCAACAGTAAAATCGTGATCCCATCCGTCCGGTACTCCGCTAGGGGCCACTACGCTTGAAACAACGACAAGTGATAAGAAACTGGCAGACTTAACACCAGTTCTTGTGACGCTGTTTGTCACATCCGTGACTACAGCACTGTCCGTTCTTGTACCAACTTGTAATATGGTCATGTTCCAATCCCTTCGCAAGCACCAATATCTTTAGCAGAAGAAATCGGCTTAGCTATTCCATAAAAATCTGTTAAAACAGCAATAGCTTCTGTTCTAGTTACAGCGTTAATCCCAGCACCTCCAGTTTGGCAAGTGAAATTATTAAGAGCTGGATTTGTAAATAGGGGGCTCGTAGTTATCGGATGTGCATCTTTAGCTGCTGAACCTGTTAAAGTACCAGCGTAATCATAATAAAGATTTTCATCCATAGTTTGATTGCCATCCCCTGCACCGTTATTACCATACCAAGATACTGTTTGAGTATGGCCAGCAGGCATTGCAAAAATGTTATGATTAATTTTGCAAGAACCTGCATCAGCGAAGCCGTCGTTTAAGAACGCTGCAGTCTGAGCACCATTAACTGTATTCCAATTCCATATTGTGTTATATGCCCAATTCATTGCAAAGGTTGCGCCTGTCGGGCCAACAAAACGTAATGCAACAAGTCCAGTATTTATGACAATATTATCATAAATATCTGCAGAAACATTACCGTCTGCCATGTTGATACCATATTTCAATGTAGTGTCAACAAAATTATGGTGTACCCTATTTCCTACGAACACACTAGAAGGTGTACCAGAAACACCATTCTGCCAGAAAAATTGAATACCAGAGCCGCATACAGAATCGACGATCCAGTTATATGCTACTTCACAATTCTGACAAGCATTATTAGCAGATCCGCTATTTTGTCCACCAAAGTACATTCCATGATTTTGTTGATCTGCAAGGTAGCCGCTGATGCTACTCACCTTGTTGAAAAACACTTTCATATAGTTGCCTTGCCCACCGATTGCGGACGAGTTTGTAACAGTCGACTGAACCGCCCATGGCCCAGCATAATTCCCATATACGCGCCAATAATCTGCGCCATTTTGGAAATTAACCATTCCCGCATCTCGGGTAGAGCCTGACGTTGTTTCCATACGAAGATTGGAAACAGAGACATATTTACCCCAACCGGCGTTCGCGAAGCTGCCAAGCGTTCCCATGATGGCACCATTTGGTCCAGCATAATGAACATCTTCGTTTGCGCCAACTGCAGGGTATGCTGTAATGTGGATGTAACCATGCCCAGCTGCACCAGTCGGCGCAGTACCACCACCAAACCCAGGAGTAAAGCCGGCGTCCCCACGCGCAAAACGAAGCCACGGATAGAATCCAGTATCGTTGAAGCCTTTAGTATCTGACCATGTGCCTTCGTCTCCGCGAATGACAATTGTATCGCCAGGCTGGATACCACCAATTGCTTGGAAAATACTTGGGGATGCCATTGCTACAGAGCCATTAACCCAATTTTGAACGTATCGGTACGGATGATTAATATCATCGCGAACACCTGTTGAGTCATTACCATTCAATGATACAAACCAGAAATGACCAGTTTGAATCATAAATTGACCAATTAGAACATTTGTGTCTGTGCCTGCAACATTTACTTTAATATCTAATAATCGACCAGCAGTTTGAGAACCACCAAGGGCACCAATTTGACAACGAATCATCAAAGATTGATTTATTTCATACGTAGGACTTTGATCTAAAAATCGATAGTTATCAACCTCGTGCCATGTGTTATCCCCAAGAGGGTCGCGCATATATACACGCGCTCCAAGAGATGTACCAAGGTTAGACTTAGTTCCAAAAGAATACCCATACAGTGTGAGGTAGGCACCTTTATTATTTTCACCGTTTGTTAAAGATCCAGAATTAATATCTGTGTCAATTAATGTGGGGGTAGACACATAACCGGAAGGTCTATTGCCGAGCGCATAGGTACTCCAACGAAGATCGTCAAAGTTTAATGAGTTGTACCAAGTTTTAGCAACTACATTTTTTGAAGGCATGTCTAATCCTCAAGAGGATAATCTTGTCTTTGACCTTCCAATGGATATTCTTGACGTCTACCGTTCAAAGAATAAGTTTGCCGCTGGCCAGCCAAAGGGTATTGCAAATCTGGGAGTGCGATAACAAGGATCGCACTACAAATATCTATTAAATCTACACTTTCTGAAATTGACACTTCAGAATAAACGCCGTATAAGTCATCTAAATTTACGGATTCAGAAACACTTACAGAATATTCTTGAGCAGCTGAAATATCTTCATTTAAATTCGCAAGTTCAGAAATCGCTGCACTAAAGATTGAATTTGCAGTTATAGAATCTTGTAAAATAACGGTCTCTGCAATAATAACACTAAAGGACGCTAAAGCACTAATAGAATCTGTTGCAGTTGCAGATTCAGTAATAAAGGATGCAAAGCTAAGCAATGCACTGGTAGAGTCGCTAGCTGTTGCTGTTTCAGTTATGACCACACCTACGCCCGCTATTCCGATAGTGCTTTCCGCTAATGTTGCCGTTTCAATGACAGAGTCTGCAAATGTAATTCCGCCAGATACAGAGTCTGCGAGTGTTGCGGATTCACTAATAGTAGATGTTGTACTTAGTGATGCAGAATTGGATTCCGCCAAAGTGACACTTTCGTTTATCGTTGAGACAAAAGAGGCAATAGATGTCTGTGCGTCAGAAACAGTCACAGCTTCTGAAATAGAAGATGCAAAAGCAGCTTGTGCTGTTTCGCTGTCCGAGGCACTAGCTGCTTCAGCTACCGTGGAGGCAAAAGTAGCTTGTGCTGATGTGCTATCTGAAGCTGTTCCGACTTCAGTGATTGTAGAAGCAAATGTCGCAATTGCAGTTCTAGAATCAGACGCGGAAGCTGCTTCTGTAATTGAAGAAGCAAAAATAGCTACCGAACTTGACGTTTCGCTTGCTGTAGCGGCTTCGCTAACGCTGTCGTTATAGGTAGTAGGGCCACCACCTGTCAAAGTCGCGCTTTGGCTATCTGCAAGTGTACCAGTTTCTGTGACACCATCTGTATACGTAGTTGTTCCTAAGAACCAGACTTTAAATATCTGTTCTTCAATTCCTGGATTTCTACCGTAAGTAATCTGCTGCTTATTTAAAGCAAATCCTAGACCATGCTGCCGCAATCTTGAGCGGAATATCCAAGAACTAAATCCAGGATATCCCTCTGCTCCTATACCATCTGGTGCAGTATCATTTAAGAACAACCGTGCGGTAGACGAATTAACTGTACCATTGCTATCTGTGACCACACAATAGAACCATTTACCGTCATCCGCGCTTGTCAATGTTGCCGTCGTATACGAACTTGAAGTAGCACCACTAATCGAAGCCCAAGTTCCCGGTACGTTCGCCAAGAATGTGGTTATCGGGGCAGAATACCATTGATAGCTTAACCCTGTGCCACCATTGCTATTGGCAGTAAGAGAAAAAGTCGCAGTTGTTCCATTCGTTGTCGATTGTTGCGAAGGTTGTACAGTAATTGTCGGGATTTGTACCGCTGGGCGTAATGCGTACACGACTCCCGCTCTGTCAATACTTGCTGCAGCAGAGGTGCATGTAACAGTGATAGATATAGCACCAGCTGTAGATTGAAGCGCTGTAAAAATTGCCCCGTTAAAAAACCCATTTGAAAGATCTTGTCGTTGTGTCCAAGAACCAGTTGTTCCAGAGGTAGTTGCAATAGAAAATGCAACATCCGCAGATGCGTTGATGTCTCCACCAATTGCGACAACAATTAAACATCCGCTTGTTGTAGGAGTGATATTGAATACAATAGTAGAAGGTGATGCTGCGCTTGCGACAGACGATCCTGGAACTGCTGCAACATCGAGAGGGGTAACATTGTCTACACCGCTACAAGCAATGATGCCACCAATGATACCATTACCTTCGGTAATAGTTAAAGTGCCTTCGCTTCCAGAAGCATCCGCTTTATATGCTGCGCAAAAATTTTGTCCGTCTGCAGAAGATGTTGCAAGTGGAGTAATAGCATTGAAACTTGCTGGAAAACCGAAAGTCGAACCCGCACCGGTATCGTTTAATGCATAAGCAATCAAGACGTCATGCGCAAGCGTGCTCGTCACTATTGAAAGCGATGAGCTCGGTGAACTATTTGACCAACCTGATCTATAGGCAGCTGTCATTTTACCCTGCCATTATCTTAAGGTTGGATACAAAACTTTGCGGTGAATTAGATTGTATTTTTGCGTGTGTAACTCTTCGTTCTTGGTTCCACCCAAAACCGATTGCTGCATCTGTTGCACTTGCTTGTTTTGCAGTTGGAACAAAAGGTGCAATCACGAGAGGCCCGGCAGCAACTTGGAAAGTCAATCCTGCATCATATGAAACAAGTAAACTTACAGTAACACCGGCTACAGGCCAAGCCCCTCTACTTGCACGAAGTTCCGCAAAATTGTAGATTGCAGGAATACCAATCATCGGAGAAGTAAAATTCCCCGATGGAACAGTCTGGCTATTTAAAGTCAGCAGGGGTTGCATGATTACCCCTGTGTTTCTATAAGCTGGCCTGAAATATTTGAAGCAGTTGTTGTGCTTGGGATAAATAAAAAGAAAGGAACGACACCATTGAACATCTGTGGAAAACCAGATGTTAATGCATCAATCGCGTTTGGAACGTTTGCAGCTGTCAACTCAAGACGTGCCAATTCACGATATGCAACTAAACCGAAGTTACCGGAAGACATAGTTGCGCTCAGTTGGATAGATGTTGGGACACGAATGCCAGTATCGCCGGCTTGCAAACCAAATCTATAAAATGCGCCAATTGCACCTGACGCAACAACTGAATCAAGGTTTGTCGCAGTATGGCTGGCCACGTTAGCTTGGTTAGTGTAGGTTAATGTTACAGTTGGAGTTCCAGCACCCGTTGCAGAATAGATCTCCAAACCCATCAATACACCGTCACCATTTGTACTACCTGCATTATCACGGGCAGGCCAAGTTGGTACAGAAGTAATAGTCTGCGCAGAAGTTGAAGTAACTGAAACTACAGCACCGCCGATAATATCCGAACCATGCCACAAACGATCACAAAGAATTAGAGTTCCCGCAATTGTCGCCATTGCTTGCAAACGTGCAAGATAAGCATTCCCTGAACCAGGATCAGTATGCTGAATTTGACCAGCAACGTTTGTAGAACTTGAACTTAAGGCAACGCCGCCGGACGTTGTGCTATCCATTGTACCAGCACCAGGCGCACCAGCAAGATACCATAAAGAATGCGGACGACCAGCTACAAGTGTCGGTGTAACAGATTTAGAAAACGAACGAGGAGGTTGGCATCCTGCTAGAACACCATTGACAGTTGTAATAGCCATTATAAATCCTTATGGTGTAAGAAATAAGAAAACCCTTTCGGGTCTTCTTATTTAGCAGGAACTACTTTTGATTCCAATTGTTCTTCTGTGAAGTAACGGGATTGTTCATCACCGTTTTCATCTTTCCAAACAACTAAAAGTTGCAAATCACCAGTTGTTTGATCTGCATGAAAACCTGCTACACGACCAGAGATTGGTGCAGGCATAATTTGAACAACTTCTTCGTCTTTTTTAAACTTCGCCATGATTACATGCTCCCAGTATAAGAAACGTTCAATACATCAGAGGAAGCTACAGTCTTATTGCCGCCTGTGAAATCACCTGCGCTGTACAGCGTGCCGGTCGTATTGTCGATCGTAGCAGAACCAGCCAGGTTCAAAAAACAACCTGCAACAGTACCACCAGAAGTAAAAGTAAAGGATGATGCGGAACTTGTTGCTTTGCTACCAGCAGACGCGCTTGACCATGCAGGCGTTTTCCGAGTACCAGAATAAGCCGGGGCATTCGTACCACCGACTTCTGACCAAGATCCATGCGAAGATTGAGTATCAGCAGCTAGTGCGGTGCCCGTACCTTTCAGACCCATAACCACAGCAGCGGTATAACTCGAGCCGGCAAGGATTGTGTCCAATGCCAGGTTTTTACCTACTGTGGTTACAAGATTGCAGACGACGTCTGACCACTTTTCTTCCATTGGAATGGAATCTAATTCCAACTGCAATTCTTGACGCAATTTTACGTTAGTTGGATCGTAAGTGTCAAACAAAGTTTCCAATTGAGAAAGAATTGCAATCCGACGTGGGCGGAATTCTTCAACTGGACCAATCAAGGTAGCTTTGTAAACACCTTTTGGATTTAGACCTTCTGATACCGACGCGCTTCTATTAATGGAAGCACATGTGGCATCAACTGGATTCAATTTGTCATTCATGGCTTCCATAGGAGTCCTCTTAATTGGTTGGAAATTTAACGACTTATTCTTTTTTAGCCCAAGGTGCGACAATCGCATCTTCAACTTTTTGAACTGCGTCCGAGACTGTTGTCTCGACTTTTTGAATTACTTGTTCAACTTCTTCCACCAGTTCTTCAAACAAAGTATGAACTTTGGAATCGAAATCAACTTTGTTAATGATAACTTTACCAGATGGGTTTTGATCGGTGGGTTCGGTTTTGATTGCAATAGTTTCGATATCATTATAAGACATTTTAGACTCCAAGTAGTTAAAGACTTGCTGGAAAAAATTCGCGTTCATTCTAGCAAATCACCCAGACCGAAGTCTGGGTGAGTTAAGGTCAAGCTAGGATTAGCCCAACAGGATGGCAGAGTGGTTCTGCTTAATACCCTTCACGCCCCAGCACGCGGAAATCTCGTACTGCATTTGACGATATTGTGGGTACATTGCAACTTCGAACGAGATACCCGAACGTGGATCGGTAATCATGGTACGATCGATAGCCAAGTCACCGCCTTGTGGCAGAGCTGGGGCACGAGTAGCCAGGATCAACGAAGAGCTCGAGAATGCAACAGAGCGAGTTGCGGTGTTGCCGACTGTCATTGCGACAGCGGAAGCTGCCAGTGCTTTACGCAGGCCGGGTGCGCCGATCGACAGAACGCCAGGTGCTGTAACGCCAGTAACAACGTTATAGATATTGGTATCACCAGCGAAAGTAACTTGATCACCAGCCAAAACTGTACCGGTACCAGTGATTAGGGTGATATCGGTTGCACCGATAGCATAACCTGCGGTATCACTTGTATACGAAGCGCCCGTACCTTTAGTAGCAGATACAACACCAGCTGATTCATGGATCGAGAAACCATGCAAGTCCAGCAAAGCACCGTCACGCAGGGTCATTGTTGAACCAGCTTCGTTGGCTTTCGTCAATTGAGCCAGGGTACGCAATGCAGCACCAGCAGTGGTATCGATAACCATGCAACGGTCGCCCATTGGAGCACCATTGTCGTCCAGAATTTTACGAACTTGAGCAGGATCACCCAAGGTCGAAGCAAAAGGAGCTGTGCCAGCTGTACCGTATGCACGCGAAGATGCGACAACAGCAGCGCGAACCAGATCAACTTCCATCTCGTTAACCAGAGTGCGCATTGCTTGAATCATCTGTGCATTTTTGATAGCAGAAGCACCGGCGCCGTTGTTGTTCAGGCCCAGTTCTTCTTCGCCGTTCCAACGGAACGGAACCCGACGTGCTTTGGTGATCGACAACGATACGTTACCGATTGTTTGATCACCATCGTTTGGTGGGGTCACGCCTGGTGTAATATCGGTCGCAGCTGCCGTTGGCGCTTTGAAAGAATAAACCAGTTGGCCAACTGCAGCACGAGCGGTACTTGCATCCAATGTTGCGCAAGGGATGCAACCCACCAATTCGCGGGAAATTACATCCAACGATTCGTACAGTGATGGGATTAGTGAGGTAAGCGTATTTGCCATGATTGTAAAACCTTTCTTTTAATCAGTAAGTTTGACGCCGCTTCTTGCAATTTTTGCCTGCTCAGAAGCCGGCAAACGCTCAAAGTCAGCACGTTTCATTCCTTTGCCAGAGCCGCTCGCATCACGAGAACCGCTAGCACCACCTGAACCCGATGTAGACATTGGGAACCAATGTGGTTTCAATTCTTTTTGAAGCTCGATCCATTCTCCCGGAGTAAATGGTGTTTGACCATCTTTTCCAAGCACTGGACGTCCATCGGAATCCAGTTGTACTGCATTGCCCTTGGCATCCAACGTAAAAATATTACGAGCATGAAGCAGTGCGTCCTCGACGGCTCCTTTATGCAAGTCCTTCGTAACCTTCAAAATCTGGTTATCCAGCACACTGCCTTTGTATGCGTCTGCACGAGCTGCTTCAGCTTTAATGGCATCATCCTTAGCTTTGAGCTCTTGGAGATGCTGTGCACGCATACGTTGCGTATATTTATCGATAACTTCGTTCTTTTTACCTTCTGAGATCAGTTTTGTATCTTCATCCGCATCAAGGCGAGCTTGGATTTCTTTAACTTTCTCAAAATCAAGACCATCAAATTTTTTGATGGATTCAGACAAGTTTTTATTCTTGCCCAATAATTCTTCATTTTTTGCTTTCAGACCTGCAGTAGCTTTCGCAATTTCTGCATCAATCTTTGCCTGCAATTCGGCACTTGCTTTTGCAGCTGCTACAGCTGCTTCATCTTCACCTTCACGAACTTGCAAAATTGTAGTACGATTCGAACTAGTATAGTTATTTTTGATAGACATTTGTGTTCCCCTTGGGAGGTTTAAGAAAGAGACCTAATCTCGGATGGCGTCATTAGTCCAACTTGGCTGGACTAATGATTGCGTGTTAATTATATTGTCTTTAAAAAATAAAGGCAACGATTATTTAAGATTATTTACAGAAATATCTGGAGTATTTATCCGTAGTTCATCTTTACGATTCGCTTCAATAAGATCCCACCCCAGCTCCTTCCTAGCTTGTTCAGGAGCTACTGGCGGACGATGTGCTTTTCGATTTTCTTGCTGCCATTCCCTTAGTCTTTCTTTGGTAGGTTTCATAATAGTCTCCTTGTATGACCACAAATAGCGCCACGTCTTAGGTGGCGGAATCCTCAACCTGTTACTGCAAGAACATCGTGACCTATTAATTTATAAATTGCACGTCCAATATCTGCATGCCCTTTTCTGCTTGGATGGACGGAACTGTTTGCTTGTAATCCTGCAGCGTTTGCTTGTGTGTAAGTACCCCAGATATCGCCTACGTCCACATAACACATATGTGAGTTCGTAGTCGCCAATGCTTTAGCAGCATTTTTATAATCAGCTAAAAGGTTTGCGCCATATTGCGTTGGGGCGGATACGTTAACTGGGTCATCTGGATCAGCTACAATTAATACGCATGCTCCACCAGCTACGACCGTATTGATAATGCTCGTCAAATTTGTAGCTGTGACGGTTGGAGTAGAGCTTTGTGTACCTTGCAGAACCCAATCATTGCGCACAATCATCAAAATAACCAAAGCTGGAGATGCTACATTATAACCTGCTAAAATCCTTGCTTGTTGCAAGGCTGTTGCGTTGTTTTGTCCGCTGGCACCAGAATTGCCGAGGATATCGCCGGATGTCCAGCCTGGGCGGCCGAACTTACCTACTGACACACCTACTGCGGAATAATAGCGAATACCAACCATAATAGCATTTCCACTTGATGCAGTTTGGTAGACATCCAAAGTATGTACAGCGTTCGATAAACCTGTGATAGTAACTTTCTTGTAAGATTCAACTGAAGCTGCATAAGCGACAGCAGTAGAACCGGCACTGTCAGTTGCATAATCTCCTGCACCATCTACAATGTATTTGAAACCGGTTGTCGCACTACCACCTTGGGAACCGTTCGTTTCAAAGTAGTATAATTCGATGCTTGTGCATGCCACAGGCGTAGTCCAACGAACCTTGTTGGTTCCTGGTGTCGCATTTGCTCCAAGATAGCGTGCAAAACCTGCGCATCCTGCGAGAGAGGTTGTTTGAGTAAATCCTGTACTGGAAGTAATCATATCTGGGTTTAAAAAACCAGATTCATTACTCGAAAACAACCTTGCAAGGTAAGTCCGTAAGCGGCCAGCAAAAGCTGTCGTATTCGCAATAGCTTCTGTTTCTGTCCCTGTGTTATTCGACCATTGACCGAATGCAATCGAATGACCCGCGACAGTAATATGTGGAACAACAGTATCTGCATCTGCTAATGCAAGACGCCAACGAGCAAGCCCTGAGGGATTCGTCACAGTGAATCCGGAAATACCGCTTCCACCACTTGTGCCTAAACTAATTGCACTTCCTGTGACAGGATTTAACAAACCTAGTACGTTACCAGAGGCGTCTGTGCTGACTTTAACAGCTGTTGCGGAACTTTGTTTTTTCGTGACGGTAACAGTGCCCGCGGAACAAACAAACATGATGTTTGTAGTGTCGGAGAAGGGTCCAATTGTTTGGGAAGTGCTTGCAGCAATTGCGTAGGAGCGAGAAGAGGCTGTACCAGATGAATCAAGCAACTTATAGGCAACAGCTGAAGCAAAAGCGTCACCTACTACTAAAAGTTCTTGTCCTTCGTTAAGGACAATTGTATTGCGGTTTCCAGTCGTGATTGTAGTCATAATTTTTCCAGATTTTCATATCAAGTGTTTTGAAGTTGGGTTATCGTTGGAGCTGGCGTCGCTGGTGCTGCCGCGGTTTTAGGCCCTTCTTTTTTTACATTGCCTGGGGTTGTAGGAGCAGCTATCAATGGCGGAGGATTCTTTGCCATATCAGACTGTTCTTGTTCGACACTATTTTCCAAAGGAATAATGTCACCTTGCTGCAAATTCGTGAACAATGTATCGTAGCTATACGCACCATTTTGCCATCCAGCAATAAGTGCCGTGATAGTAAGCGCGTCCATCGGTACAGGGAAAAAGTCTTTATTCAACATAAATTTTGGTTCCACGTCGCTGCCAGCAAACTGACAGAACACGCCCAAAACAATTTGAATACCAATTGAAATAGATTCTGCAATACTTGCAAGCATAGATTGTTCACCGCTCCTATGGATAGCAGCGGTGTTTGCGGACTCAACTCCAGCACGTTGCACTTCCAGCATACGCGCACCCAAGATAGCCATATAGCCTTCTTTTTTAGTCAGGTTATTTTCAAGGCAGCTAAGACCTTGTCCGGTGAATTCTAAAAAGCTGGCTTTAGCATCTGCTCTTGGAAACACCCATGCTGTCGTACTGCCGAGATAAAATTTCTCACCTTCGGTATTAAGTTGATAGCCGGTAATGACTGGTGTGGGCAATCCTGTGAAGTGGCAACCGTGCTCATAATCTGCAGTTGTCTTATAATGAGAAATATTCATATCTACAAGATCACCGAGCGGCGGTTCGTCTACTTCCCAACTTACATCATCTACGCCAATAAACTGGAAGGGAATTTTATCTAAAAACTTTCCTTTAATCATTGGGAAAGCCGTAGACATCAGGACATCTTCGTTCTTTTCGTTGATGGTAAAAATACGCACACGGTAGACATCCGTAGCAATCCCGTCAATTTCCATATTGATAAGATCTAGCACACGGTATTGTACACCCTCTTCATCTTCGAATTCATCTTTCTTGGTAGTAATGCATTCTTTAACCACAACCATGGACAGCATCGTAACGTTGCCAATTGTCTTAGTTTTCCAGTTAATGATTGATAGCGCTTTGTAAAGCTTTAGGGACGGGCGGTAGCCCAGGTTACGACCGTCTGCCTCGGTGGCACCGCTTATCACTTCAGGGTAATCAACCCAAATACCAACTCGACCAACTTTTAGGCACTCTTCTGTTACTTCCAGCGCAAAAGTCTTCAGAGGTGTACCACGTAAGTCAATGTTTTTCAACATAGGTTCAACAACAGGCGGCACCTCTACTTTTGGAGGTTTGCGGAATACCATGCCTTGCAGTCCTACAACCGTGCGCCAAGTCGCATTATAGAAAGGGGTACGGTCTCTGTAAGCTTTATAATCTGTATCTGTTTGATCGGAAAGTTTATCCAAATATGTAACACCCGCTGCATGAATTGCATCCTGTCCTTTACAGACGTCTATACAACGCTGCCATTTTGCAATATTTGTCGTATAGTCAGGATGTTGGGCTGCTACTGTCATATTAAGCTCCGCTAATTTTAACGCGATGAGAGATAAAGTCGGCTGCAAGTACACGATAACGTGTGTCGTCGCCAGCATGATCTTCTGCATCAGTATCTACATCGTCTGGGTCTCTTGAATCCCTTGGAATCGGAGGAACCGTTCTAATAAAATCTCTACAATTTTCAAAGACAAACATTCCGGGTTTATCTGTATCGTCATTAGCTGTTGCTGATAAACGATCGCGAATAAGTTCCCAGCCATTTTTACGACTACCAGACCGTTTATCAGCAAGGTTCCAATAGACGCCTTCTGATTCCATATTTTGTCCAATAGACGCATCGTCTGTTACAGCATAAATCGCGGAGTCTGCTGGGCCCGGGTTTACCCGATTCTCGATTCCCATTTGTCGTTCGCGATTCTTAATTCCTATAGCCACATTCTTTGCGGTCATCCTCAAGCCTTCGTTCGGCTTCCCTGTGCTTCCATACCATTCGTTGATTCGGAACAAAGTTTTGCGTGGGAAGCTACGGGTTGTACCATCAGACATGACTGCGTCCGTACCGTCGCTTTGCGCCCACCAGCCAACACTAAAAGGTTTCGAACTACCCCAATCAAAAGATCTATCAATCATCCAGGATTGTGGAATCTTGAATGGTTTAATAATATGTTTCTTAGCATCCCAAAGATCATCGAACATGCCACCAGAGGTAATATCCCAACTGCCTTCGAGCCATGCTTTACGTTTGTTTGGATCTGTAATGGATGCAAGCGTTTGGATATATTCTTCACCAAGATAAGGATTCTCCTTGATTGATCCAAATAACGCAACCCGCTTGTTCCCTTTTTGATCCACAATTACTTTACCATAAGGCGCAGGATCTATAAAGTAATTTTTAACCCAATTATGCCCTACCCCATATGGATTAGTAGAACTCCGTATTACACGAGGAATATGTGGTAATTCTGGTGTTCCCTGAAAAGAAGAACGATTGGTGGACTTCATAGATTCGTAACAAGAAATTGAAGGCCAACTTGTTAACTCTTCCCATCCAACAAAAGGGTATTCATGTCCATGGTAGGACCAATAGTCTTCTTCATCTTCAAATGCACGCAACAATAACTCTTCGCCAGTGGGCCAAACCCATTTAAGGCTACTACTTCCTGCAAGAAAGCGAGGTTTCTGCGCTGAACGATTAAACCAGCGTTTCGACTTAGAGATAATATCATCCAAGTGCTTGTAATTACGTCGAAAAATAACGCCCCGCCAGTAGTCCCCATATCCCCGTCCGCAGTATTGGGCAAATGACATTAACATAGCATCCGTCTTACCAGGCCCACGAGTTCCAGCAAAACAAACTTCTCGTATAGGGCTCTGTAAAAATAAACTTTGTGATCCAGGTAGCGCCGACCATACCGGTGGAATTGCTAATTTCCGTGTCGGTATGATTATTGGACTAGGCGCTCCAAGGATATCAGCCATCTGCTTTAGGTGTATCAGCAGGTTTGAGTGTTCCGTTCACAAGTGCTTCTTGTTGGGCAGCTGCAGCTAATTCCCACTGCTCAGGAGTCATGAGCCCAGGAATTAGAAAAACACCAGCAAGGCCGCCCGGGTTTACAATTTCGGTTTGTGAACGGCTAGGCGCGTCCATACCGTGCATAGACGCAAGTTTAGCAAGAGCAGCAACTCGAGCGCTTTGCGAACATCCAGGACCACGATAATTAGCTTCGCGCAACAAACCAGCCATGATACGCTTCTTCATGACTTCCAAATCTTCTTCTTTTTCTGGTGTGGTTTCTTTTAAACGAATTTGTTGGAGAACATAGGGTTCGTTCATGAAACGAACACCGTATTCTTTTGAGATACTTTGTGGATAGCCGATGCGAATAGCCGCTGCGGTCGAATCGTAGTCGGTCAGGTATTCTTGAACAAATTTATCACGGATAGCTTTCTCACGCTCACTTAGCGTAACCGTATAACTTGGTTCTTCAATAATCTCGGTCGATTGGTCTGACATGAACTACTCCAATGATGCTTGTGTATTAGGTTGGAGTATAAGTTAAGGAGCAGCTGTAGGGCAAGCATTATTTTTCGCTTTGCACGCACGGCAAAGGTGCTAGGCGGGGTTAATTTGGGTGGGTAGTAGTGCTGGTGCAGGTTATAGCTTGCACCAGCTTAAAACAACGCAGGTTATACCCTGCTATTAATGCCATCTTCCAATATGCCAGATTACAATGTTCTTTTGCGATGTCAGATAGCCAAGCAATTCCAAATAACGTTTCTTTTGTTCAGCAGTACGATCACCAGAATGCAATACAACAACATTTGCGGGGCTATCTGGGATAGCTTTAGCAGTTGTAATATCATAAAGTAATCGATAATCCATTTCCATCACAGACGCAAAATGAAAGGCGATCCGATCTGCATCTGCTACCAAAAGTAATTTGTCGCTATCAAGTAATGCTTTTAATACCTTTAAAGCCATTTGAACATCTTCGTCGCTGACAATTATAAAATTTTTATTTGTGTTCTTACGAAGACATGTCTCTATTAATGACTTCATCACATTTATATTTTTTGAAAGCGGCATTTCAATTACCTCATCATGTTAAATATGCTATTAATACGTCTCTTGCTTTTTCCCAATGATCACAGCAGTGGTAAGCATAGCCCTGTTGTTGCACAAAAGCTCCGAAATCTTTTTGTTCTTTGCTTTCCTTACCATTCGGTTTTTTCATTTCGATGTAAAGACCATTAAACTCGTTGGCGACTTCGTTGTTAGGATATTTTTTCGCAACCGGCAAACAAACATCGCTAACACCGGACTTAACACCTTCCGCTTTCAAGCTTGCAGCGACAATGATGTTACGTTCGCCACCGTTCGGGATAGCGTACATCCATTTAAGAACGGGCCATTGCTCTACATGTTGGTTTGCCCAGCAAAAAAGTGCCATTTGGTGGCCATGTTCGGTTCCACCTTTACAGAGGTCTTCTGGTTTCATTTATCAGCGTCCAATAAAATTTCGACTTTCCCATTACGGGTTATGCGTTTTGGTTCATCTTCGTGAGCTAAAACTAAATTGCCTTTATGGTCTGTCTCATAATAGCTTACTTCGCCAAGTTCATCATCTGCAGTAATACAAAGTTTAACTATTTTACCATCTAATTTAATAATAAAATTGGTATACGGGGCGTAATTGCCAAAAGCTGGATCTTTTTCGTCAACAGAAATCCTCATTCTTTTACCTCTTCATACGTAGCTGCAAAGATATCCGGTTTGCAAGGATAACGTTCGCCTTTAACGCCGGTGATAATAAAATCACCAGGACAAACAATATGACCACCTTCCAATGTATCAATCCAACCGTGATCATGCATTGGGAGTACCAGGCAATGCTTGCAAAGAGTACCGCCTGAAATATCTGGATGACGAAAGCGACGAACTACTTCGCCTTCCCAACCCAAAATTTTAGCTTGTGAGCCAATAAAAGTTATCATTTTACCTTCAACCAGACCTCTTCGATTATTTACGTAATCTGCAGGATGGTCACCGTTTTTAAACCATTGAGTGGCTTGGATGGTAATAGGTTTTTTACGATAGGTAGTCATCTAGAATTCCTTTGCCGGTTGACCATAATGTTCAAGCGTATCTATACCCATCCCGCAATTTGTGCTAAAGATATTTGCAATCTCAACAGCTTCCCGGGCAGTTTTACCACAATGCATTGCCGCGATGGCAAAATCCCTTCCTGCACCGATTGCAATCTTATCGTTTTCAATTTCGAATGGGAAAGAACCAGTTTCCCATTTAAGAATCCTCTTATCCGGGGTAATAAGGAGCGCATAAGTATTTTTATCTTCATTTGCTTGAATACTTGGATAGAGGTCTTCTTCGTTTGGAGAGGTACGCAACCAATGCAACAAAGCCATTGATGCTGGATACGTTCCGCTAAACCCGACCAAAGATCCCTTATAATGATTTTGGTCTATACGAAAAATCTTTGTGACCTTGTATTTAAGTCCTGAACTATTGCCTAATTTATCAGCTGCGAGCGTTTTACCATCCCATGCAATTGTGGTCATATTAGTCTTTCATAATTTGTCGGCTTAAATGCATCAACCGTGCATTGCAATCAAGCATTTCGTCTAGCACCGCATGGATTTCTTGACGATGTTTATCCGCAGCTACGCCATCACCGGATAAACAAGCAGCTGTATAGAAAGAAGTTAATCCATCTCGACGCATTACTAATGACGAATTAAGGACAGTTAATTTTTTGATTTCTGCTGAGATTTCACCCAAGTTGAAGGCCATGTTCTTTCTCCTGTTGTACTGCATGCTCCAAAATAAACAAAACCGCTGCATGTTTACCCAAATCTCCATTTTCTTTGACAATCGCTTGTAAAAGATCGGAAATTTCAGTGATTCGGGTAATATCTTCCGGTTTTGCTTCCGATACGGCACCTTTAAACATCAAAAGTGCCATTTTTGCACGACTCATTGAACCTGGAAGCGTGGTAGGCTTCAATGATTCTTGTATTTCAGGGGCGGAATTAGACCCAATTGCAATTGGAGTATCCATTATTAGCTTTCTTGGTGTAAAATAAGTTGATAGAAACGATTTAGGAAAATTCTTTTCGCTTCTTTAGGTGGTAAAGGAATAATATGCTCTTGAGCTGGTGAAATATTTTCTAACATACCCCACTTAACACGACCATCTAAATAACCAGGCATTAAATCTCGCTCCTCAGTTGCAAGCGCAACTAAATCCGCATATTTAACTTCCGGTGGCATAGCATGAGGCAAACCAAACTGATCAAATATGGCAGTTTCTACCCGTTTTTCGACAATTTTATAATCAGATAACAGCTTTTTAAGTGGGCTGGTGATATCATGAATAAAAGCTTCCGCAGCATCGTGCAAAAGACCATGCAAAGCGAATTCTTTTGGGACAAGTTGACTTACAATATAAGAATGTTGAGCAACAGAATAAAATTCTTCACATTGACCAGCAAACCGACAAGTATTGGAAAGCCCTGTTGCAATATCTTCAATGTTGAAAAAGCTTTTTTCTGGTGTAAGGAAATTAAAGAAATTGCCGGAGACAGTTAAGATATCTGATTGCATAGTAAACCTTTAAGGAACAACGGAAAGAGCAACTACTGGATGTTGACGTCCAATAGCACGCACCCATAGAGCAATATGCTCACCAGCGTTAAGTTGCGCTAATTCTTCTGGAGTGGGACGCCAAAATGAAACTGCAAATATACCTTCTTCAGTTTCTTCGTAGATAATTGGTAAAGCAGCGCATTGAGTATCTGTAAGATCAGACGGTTTACCTAAAAGGTGTGTGCAAAGAGGGTGTTTGACGATATCCATACTTCTTCCTTTCTAAACGGACAAATTAATTGTTATTGTTTTTCTTTAATTGCAATTTCAAAACCTGCTGCAATGATTGCTAGTTCAGCACTAGAGCGGTACTTGGCAATTAGTTCTCTTAAGATCACACGAACGTTTGCAATTTCATTTTGCTCTTCTTCACAGAAGTTGAGAAAATTCGTTTCAAGTGTCATTAGACTTATCTGCGCAACAGTTTGCGCCTGCGTAGCCATCAATGCACCATTTGCGGGAATTGAAGTTCCAAAGACCATGCAACAAAATGGTCACCTAGATCGCCATCCCAATAACCACGCACAGACACGCCCATTGTTGTCAGTAATTGCATTGGGTTATTAATACAGTCGTCCGGAGGCAATGTGAAAGCCCAAGAGGTAGCTCTCGCTTGCTTTTGGATCTCGAGTTCATTTGCACTCTGCTTAGCCATGACACCTGTCTCCTGTGGATCCCGTCTATGTGGATCCTGCTGGTGTTGCGGTTGGTTAGATGTTGTGGTTGTTGGTTTCATTATACATAGTCCTTTAAGAGTTGGCTACTTGATTATTGTTGTGGGATTCTGCAACGCGCACGAATCAGGTCGAGCGCGTAACTCTGTTCCAAAGTTTTAAGCATTAAACCATGATCCAATACTAAAGCTGTGAACATCAAACCTGATAATTGCTCAGGACGTTCTAAGATATTTGAACCGATAATCGTAATATCTAAACGATTGAGTGAACGAGCAATTCGAGTTGGATATTCAATATGCGGGTTACTCCAAATAAAAAGCGCACCTAAAGGAGCCTGCTCGAGTTGCTTTGTTGTCCGCCCTGTACCGCGCTCTTCATCTGGATGGTATCGCATGATTTACTTACCCGCTTGAGGTTTATACATCAAATCTTTGGGTTGAGCAAAATTAAAATGAGACAACACAAAATCACGGAAATCGTTCGGGTCTTGAAATACAAGTTGATCCGCAATAAAAGTTGGCGAACAGGTGTCCTGCCTATAAGTAGGAGCTGGGCTAACGATCACACCATTGGCAACTTGTTGGATTAGGATTGGATCATGTGGTTTCATTTTATACCTCTAAGAGTTTAAGTTGTTGTTAAGTCGTTGTTAAAATGTTGAATTATTAGACAGCCATTGGCGCACGAATTGCAGGGTGGTGTTGATAGTCAAGTAAATGGATTTTCTTCGGATCCAAAGAACTGATTAAAACATCAATTGGTAATTGCTGGATGTGTTCTGGAGGAGCCTTACTTTCTAACCAAAGTCTTGGCAGCGGAAGCGGATCGCGCAGAAGTTGTTCGTGTACTTGGGCGACATGGTTTACATAAATATGCGCATCAGCCAAGAACATTGTGAGTGTACCCGGTGTGTAACCAGACCATTGTGAGAATAAGGATAGCAAAAGTGCATAGGAAGCAATGTTGAACGGCACGCCGAGGAACATATCGCAGCTACGCTGATACATGCACATGTGAAGGGTATTGGTGCTTGGATGAACCAACAGTTGAAACATCACATGACAAGGTGGAAGTGCCATTTCACCCAATTGTTTTGGATTCCAAGCAGAGACTATATTACGCCGAGATTCAGGATCATTCCGCAGGGTATTAAGTGCCTTTTCGATCTGGTCGACACCATACTTTTGTGGGTGAAGATCCCCATCAAATAAACAGCCGTCAAAATTACGCCACTGAAAACCATAAATTTTACCAAGATCATCTTCACATAAACGAGACTGATTAGACAGCCAAGTTTGATTCTCGTTAGCGTTTTGATCCCAAATGGTGCAGCCGAGCTCACGAAATCTTTTAGCAGATGTCGCACCTTCCAAAAATCCGCATAGTTCACCCTTCACTTGATTAAAAGCCAGCTTCTTGGTAGTAACCGCAGGGAAGCCGTCACGTAAATCAAACTTCAACATTGCGCCTGGCAAAGTAAGAGTATCAATACCTGTACGGTTAGGCTGCTGAATTCCTTCGTTGAGGATTTGGGAGAGTAGGTTGAGGTATTGTTTCATTTGGGACTCCTTTACATGTAGACGGTGTTGAATTTGGTTTAGGTTGATTAGTTTGGTTAGTTTGAGTTTGAAGAAATGCTGCCAAAGAAAGCAACAAAAGAACATTCAATATAAGTGAACCAAAAAGCAAAAGTTGGGTATAGAAACGATTCATAAGGGATCCTTATTGGTTAACCACACAACTGTGAGCTGGTGAGAATTTATTCCGACTTGGGATCGTCTGGTTGTTTCGGGATAATTATTTGGCCTGGGTGGTATCCTTGTGGGAAATCGATATCCAGGTGTTCTTGAGTATATGGGTTTGTGGTACGGAAAGGGTAATTACGCAGCAAACCATCAGGGCCGTAAAGTGGGCTATCTTCGATAATCTTACGAGCTTTTTGATTAAGTGCTTCTTGATTAAGAGGGTGGTGTAGTGAGGGCGTGTAGTCGGTGGGCTCAATGTAATACTTGGCAGACTTAGCAAGCTCTGCACGGAATAAGCGGACTTGCTTTTCTGCGGACTGGAGTTGTTGCTGTGTATTTAATAGTTTACGGGTAAGGTGCGCAATATGTGACTTAGCACGGGATGCTACAATTTTGTCGACTAGCGTGAGGAATACATAGATAAAGATTGTTAGGGCAATAATGGAGGTAATCAAGGCGTAAAAGTAAGGCAGTGATTGCATGACGGTAATCCTTAACGTGAGAGTATAGCTGTAAGTATAGCTGGTATGATGGAATAGGGAGCGCTACCGAACTTACTGCATATTCCTGTGGTCTTGGGGACTGAGGCTTGGGCAGTATCGCATCCTTTACGGTTGCGTTGTTTGGTAGCGCAAGTAGTAATATAAAGCAAAAGGTTATGGTGTGCAAGTAGATTATTTTAGTGGAATAGTTTGTGGGTGGATTCGTATAGGAAATAGCGAAATGTATACACATGATAGATGACATGTATATTTTCCAGGATTTTTTATACATATGATAAGTAGGATAGTATTATTTTTATTTTTTCTTACGGGGTGAGTATCTATCTAGAAACATGATAGACAGAAGGGTGAGGATGGTGTAGGTTCATGGGATATTGCCCCAACCCGACCCAGGAAGGACTCACATCCCGATTTACTTACGGAAACATTCCACCCGTCCAATCATTCTTATATCCAACGTTACTATATAGCAACAGGCCACTTATCGGCCGTTAGTGCCACATTTAGGCCGACATAATTTGTACTAGCAAGTAATAGACCATCAACACCCATCCGCTAAGTCATTGATTTATATAGCATTTTAAAATCAATCAAAGCTGGTCCAGCACTTGCTAATATATAGGTGTGCAACCCGCACTTCACCTTTAAGGAGTAATGAAATGGCCAAGTCAACCAAAGCTACCAATTCCACCCGTCAAGCACGCATAGCAGCAGTGCAACAAGCCAATACAGCAATAGCCAACAACGTCCGTGCGGCACAGCGCAACGCACGCAAGGCAGCAGCATACCAGGCTAAGCAGGTTGCCTACATGCAAGAGGTCCAACAGCTTGCCGCACAGTACGGTATGCCAGCACCTACACAAAGCATCCGTGCAGTACGTACAGCACAGCAGCATGCCCCCTCCGCACAAGCGGGTGCGTGCAAGGTAGTACATGCACTGGCAGACATCCACCGTACCCGCGCCGCCACCCTTGCAGCAGCTATCGCACAAGGTATCAACCCAGCAACAGCCGCGACACAATTTGCTAAGTGGCAGAAGTTGAACAAACAAGCACCAGTAGGCACAGATACAACAGACAGCACAGGCGACGAATAAACAACAGTACGGCGCTGCTTGACAGCGCGTACATATAAGCGCACCATATAGTACGCTTATATGTATCCAGTAACATAAGTAGATGTAACACCCTACGTCATAACGCACGTAGTAGCACAATCAGTTCCCTAACAATTCGATGTCTTAATGCTATGCAACGTACATAACCGCGTACTCGTTACGCTGTCCCTGTACTACTTCTGGATAAACCCGCACATAGCACGCTTTAAAGCTAACCCGCATGGGTTAGCACCCATAAGCACATTGCGCAGCACTACAGCGTGCCTAGTGTATTTATGGGTGCATGCCGCACCAACTATAGGAGAATTAAAATGACTAAATCCAAATTCGCTACAGCTGTCTTGTTCGTTTGCTGGACAATCTTTATCTTTGCCCCGACATGGCTTCCAATGGTGCAAAAATGAAAACCAACAAACAAATCCTTGAAGAAAGGCTGGATGCATTGGATAAGGAAACACCAATCTACCATCCACTATCTGGCCCAGAATTAATTATCATTACTGTCGCAATTGTTGTGATGTTGATGACAGCCCCAAATTGGATGCAATTCATAATCTAAGGAGATTAACGTGTGCCTGTTCACTGAATACAAATCGCATCGTGATGAATTCCCTAACGCTGAAGAGCGCGTTAAGTTCTTAAAATCTCTTGTTCACGACAAGATGGTAAAACCGACTGAACTCAAGCTGGTCGAAGAACCAGACTTCTGGAAGCAGCACGTCAATGCATTGGTCTAAAGCAATTTGATTAGATATTAGCAATAGTATCTAATCGAGTCCACTTTGGGCTATAACCCTCTTTCTAAGGAGCAACACATGTCACGTAATTCCAAAAATGCAAAACGTATCGCACAAGCCCGCGAAGTAACCACACAGCACAAAGCTGGTAAAGCTGCCGGCAAAACGTCACTTAACTTTGGCAGCATTAAGAACCAAGGTAAGTCCCAGCATAAACGGGAGATGCTTGCTGCATCTAAATAAGTTGATTGCTATTAACCCTAAAAAGTTGATAGCAACAATCAATTAGGCAACCTGACGCGCCTTTGTTACCATTAAGCGTCAGTTGAAATTTTCAAACAGACGTACTATTAAGCAACATTGCAATTTCGCCATGTTGTAATCTTTCTTTAAAGGAATTACCATGCCTTCCACATCAAAAGCTACCAGCAAGCCCGCAGGTAAGAAACTTACCAAAGCGCAAGAAGCAAAAGTTGCCGCAGTCCTGGGCAAAGACGCCTTGGCTAATGAAGCAGCACATAAAATCAGTGAGGAACAACGCCACGCTGAACGCCGTGCTACTCCACCACGCAATGCGATGGATTTCGCTGTGCAACAACTCAGCGCACCGGTTGCGCCAGCAGTTGGCACCCCGCCAGTTCTGTCCGCTGAGTTCCTTGCAGCAAAAGCAGAACTGGAAGCAAAATTCGGCATTCAAGTAACACCAGCAAGTGCTAAAGCGTCCAAAGTTAAAGCTGAAAAGATCCAGCAAAACGAGGTTACTCGCCCAGCTACATCCACCCTCTGCGGTAAAATCTGGGCAGCTGCGGATGCAATCAGTGCTGAAATCCACGGTGTTTGCCCAATTGCCTTGCTAAAGGGTCACGAAGATGTCAAAGGTGTCAACGACCATACAATCAAGACCCAGTACGCTCGCTGGAGGCAGTTCAACGGTGTTTCTGGTCGTTTGCCTAAAATCCATGCAGTTCACCAAGTTGCCGGGCAGTATGAAGGTGTCCCAGAAGTTAAATAAGCCCAGCAATGCAGCTGTATGACCACAAAATGGACGCCCAATCAGCGTCCATTTTCAATTTAGTTAATCCAATAAGGAATAATCATGATTAAAGCGATCAAAGGAATTTTCTGGCCCGGTAGCCCAAATCCAGACGTTATTGCTGAGCAAATGTTGCAGCAAGCAAACCTGGAGCTGTTGAATGCACAATCCGCCAAGGAACATTTCGATGCTGAAGTAAGCAAATTGCGTACAAGAATTGCTCGATTAGAACAACGTCGTCGCGATTTAGCGCGTGTTGACGAAAGCAAAGGTATGCTGGCAACTGTTGAGGAAATTGCTGCACGCCGTTAATTATTGCTGATGAAAATTAGCTAATGCAATTTAGAAATAGATTGCATTGACGAATTTTAGCGTGATAAGAGTGTGTTCATGTTAGTAGGCGCTTCCAAAAAATTAGTTTTGTTAGGAAAAATTAGTAGGTTCGTGAGTGCTTACCCTTGTATGGGTTTATATAGGTATATAGTAGTAATAGTAGTAGTTATTAGTATTATTAGTAAATTAGGAAGGTGGTAAAAATAAATATATTAATTAATTACATGTAGCAAAAATTTCGTGCGTGAATTATTTAATATATTGAAGCTTTTGTGTACTAATACTCCTAATTTACTAATAAACTTCCCTGTAAGCAACTATTACCATAATTAACTAAGCGTCCCATAAAATACCGCACATTTAATTAATTAATTATGTTATGCTACCAAAACTACCTCAACAACACACATTTGACCGATCATATGGATAATAGCACCCACAATACCAGCACCAACAATGCCAACAATACCCGCACGTACGAAGAGCTTAA